GATTGATTGGGACAACACAGCGTTTGCAGTCGGAATCGATGTTGACGATACCCACGCCTCACGCCTGGTCTTTTCCCACGCCGGAACATACCAGATCGATTTCACTTGCGAACTGCAATCCGGTAACTCCAACAGCAAGACGATTTACATCTGGCCTCGCGTCAACGGAGTCGATGTTCCGTTTAGCACGATGGTTCATTCCGTTAAGAACTCAGGCGAATCCAAGGTGATTACGCGTTCAGGCATCTTTGAAGTCGATGCGAACGATTATCTTGAAGCGTATTTCGCTGTGACGGATACCGGACTCGCGATTGACGGGTCAGCGGCAACCGCGTTTGCCCCTGCCGCGCCTTCCGCAAGCATTGTGATTTCGGAGCTACGATGATCTTTGAGGCGATCGCGGCGATCAAGGTAGCGAACGACGCGATTGCAGCGATTAAAGAGATGGCAGGCAATGTCCAGTCTGTTGGACAACTTGGCTCGCATCTCACAAAACTGACAGACGCAGAAGACGAGATTAGGCAGAAAGCGAATCAGGGCGACATGGATGCATTTTTTGCGCTTGAGAAGATCAACCAAGAAAAAAAATCGATCCGCGAGATGATGATCTATGGTGGACGCGCCGGACTTTGGGAAGATTGGCAACGCTTTCAGGCAACGCGTCGTGAACTGAGGCAGAAAGAGCAACAGCGCATTGCCGCAAAAAAAGCGCGCAAGCGCAGGATGATGATCGATATTACTGTTGGAACATTGTTAGCACTGTCGATTCTGACGGCAGTTGGATTTATCGGGTTTTTGTTTTACTGGATATCGCAGCAGAGGTGACTTATGTGGATGCTGTTTTTGATTGTGCTTGAGGCTGATCGTTATTTCGTTGCGCCTCGCGGCCCATTCCCAACGATGGAGGTTTGTTTTGAGGAGCGTGAGCGTACTCTGGCTACCTTTCCAAAACCAAAAATAAACTATGAAGCGATCTGTATTCAGATGGATCACAACATTGGAGGCGCATGATGTTCGGTATCTTAGGAAAGGTATTGGGTTCAGGTAATGTTATTGAGAAGGGTCTTGACCTGATCGACTCAATGCACACATCTACTGAAGAAGAAATCCAAGCAAAGTCAAAAGCTAAAATCGAGTTGTTGACAGCGTATGCGCCTTTTAAGATCGCGCAGCGCATTTTGGCGTTCATGTTCGGTGGCACTTACTTGCTGTGCTTTGCTATTGTGATGGGGATGACATTGTCTGGTCAGGGGAATCCTGATGACGTGACCAAGGTGATGGATCAATTCTCAATCAATTATGCAATGCTCTTGATCCTCGGCTTTTACTTCGGTGGCGGTGCGGTTGAAGGGTTGCTCGAAAAACGGAAGAAATAAATGTTTGAACTCTCACAACGCTCGCTCTCGAATCTGGAAGGCGTGGACACGGACTTGGCATTAGTGGTATGCGACGCAATCAAGCACACAAACGTAGATTTCGGAGTCATCCAAGGTTTGCGTACCCTCGAAGAACAGAAAGAACTGGTCGCGAAGGGCGCGTCGCAAACGATGAACTCGAAACACCTGGAAGGACTCGCGGTCGATCTGATGGCGTACACTGACGCGGGGCGCGCCAGTTGGGAGATCCCAATGTATTACGAAGTTGCCGAAGCGATGGCGGAAGCGGCAGTCGAGAATAATGTGCGTATCCGTTGGGGTGGCGCATGGTCAGTTCTCGACATTGGGAACTGGCATGGGACAATGGCGGACGCGATGAACTCGTACATCGACTTGCGTAGAAAGCAAGGACGAACGCCATTTATCGATTGCCCGCACTTCGAGCTGTCGAAGTAACGAGGACGACGAGTCGATGGAAGGGATGCCAAAGACTCGAAACGAAGCCCTCGCTGTCGGCTCAACGTATTACTACACGGGGAAACGCTGTATTCATGGTCATCTCTCTCCTCGATTCGCCTCATCTCGTGCATGTAAAGAGTGCGCGAATCACCGCAACCGTGAGCGCACGAAAGACGGATATTGGAAAGAGTTTGGCGACGATCAATATCGAGAGCGAAAGCGACAATACGCCAAATCGCATTACCGCAAAAACAAAGAAATGTACGAGGTTCGAGGGTTGCGCCGACGCGAAGTCCTCAGACGCGCATCGTGCTACACGGATGACGGGCATCGGCAAGTGAAGCTCAAGTATCTTGAAGCTCAGAGACTCACACTAGAAACTGGCGTAGAATATGTGGTAGACCACATAATACCCTTGCAACATCCGTTGGTCTCCGGCCTTCACAATGATGCCAATACACAGGTCATCACTGCCGAGGAGAATCGGGTTAAGGGTAACAGTTTCATGATAGAGGACGATTGATGCCTTTAGTACCACTCGACATCCCCGCAGGCGTGTATCGCAACGGGACAGAATACGAATCCAAAGGCCGTTGGTTCGATACGAACTTAGTGCGGTGGCGCGAAGGCCGTCTTGAGCCAGTCGGCGGTTGGCAAAAGTTTGATGTAGAAAACATCACAGTTTCCGGCAAAGCGAGAACCATGATCGCGTGGCGGTCGAATAACGCAGGGCGTTATATTGCTGTCGGTACAAATTCAAACCTGTACGCATCCCAGGGCGGAAAACTTGTTGATATTACGCCAAGCGGATTCACAGTTGGTCGTGAAGACGGGGTAATCGGCTATGGTTACGGGATCGGCAATTATGATGTAGGTGATTACGGGACGATCCGCACAACGGCGACTGCGATTGAACCGGCTATCTGGAGCTTAGACACATGGGGCGATTACCTCGTTGGCTGCTCATCGGCTGACGGGAAGATTTACGAATGGCAGTTGACACTTGATTCGGCGGCGGCTGTCTTATCTAATGCGCCAACAAATTGCGAAGGGATTATCGTGACGAACGAACGGCATCTTGTCGCGTTAGGCGCAGGGGCGGATGGGCGCAAGGTGCAGTGGTCGGATCAGGAAAACAATAACGTCTGGACGCCTTTAGCAAGTAACCTTGCAGGTGATTTGTTGTTAAACACGTCAGGACGCATCAAGACAGCGCGTCGTGTTGGTAACGATATTCTGATTTGGACGGATGTTGACTGCCATTTGATGCGCTACCTCGGCCCTCCTTATGTGTACGGCATTGAGCGAATTGGTAATGACTGCGGCATTGTTGGCGGGAACGCTGTTTGCGTATCTGGCGGAACGGCTGTTTGGTTATCCGAAGGCGGATTCTGGATTTATGATGGATCGATCAAGCCGCTTCAGTGCGACGCGCTTGAAGACGTAACCGATGGAATGAACACGGATCAACGCACCAAAGTGCATGGTGGACACAACTCTGAGTTCGGAGAGATGTGGTTCTTTTACCCATCAAGCTCATCAACCGAAAACGACAAGTACATCGTTTGGAACTATCGTCTAAATCATTGGATGGTTGGCTCGTTAGCACGAACGTGTTGGGCGGATGTTGGCGCTTTCCAGTTGCCGATGGCGGTCGGGACGAATGGCGTTCTTTACAATCACGAAACCGGCTCAACGAACGATGGCGCAACGCGAGTTGGAGATGTGTTCGCTGTTAGCGGCCCGATTGAGTTGGGGCAAGGTGATCGGTTGGCTGTCGTTGATCGCATCATTACTGACGATTACGAAAATCTGCCGTCACTGAAGGCGACCATCGGCACGAAAAATACGCCGGAGGGGACATACAGTGATACAGAATATGAGCTAGGCGAGTCAGATGGATATATCGATGTCCGTCTGACAGCACGACAGTTACGCGTTAAACTAGAAGCAACGCGGGATGAGCAATTTAAGTTTGGTACAATCCGCATGAACCTGAAACAAGGGAGCCGCCGATAATGGCCTTTACAACGAATTTCTCTGGCGATTACGAAGACGTTTTACAGCGTTATTCGACGACTGCCTTGAAGCAGGCGGAAGATGTCGCCAATCTTCAGTACACACCGTACACCGGCGAGCGGGTTGCAGAGTTCTCGCCCACTGAGTTAGCGGGTCGCCAACGAGCGGCTGAACTTGCTCAACTTGGACTCGGTATGCCCCAGGTCGAGCAGGCGGCTGACGTTGCTCAACGTGCGTCAGAGTTTACTTACGCTGACCCGGCGCGCGTTCAGGAATACATGAATCCATATTTACAAGGCGCGCTTGATCCCACGTTACGCGCAATACGCGAACAGCAGACACGAACGCTTCAGGGCTTAGGCTCGCAAGCGCAAGCAGCAGGCGCGTTCGGCGGTTCTCGCCAAGGCGTTCTTGAGGCGCAGACGCTCGGTCAATTTGGTCAACAAATGGGCGACGTGAGCGGGACCGGGTACGCGCAGGCTTTTGATCGTGCGACACGATTGATGGGTGACGAGCAAGCGCGTCAACTCGCAGGCGCTTCCGCATTGAGTCAAGCGGCGAACCAGTTGCGTCAAGTTGGGTATGCGGATGCCGATGTACTTCGGACGTTAGGAGCTGAAGAACGCGGATTGCAACAATCACAACTTGAGTCTGATTATCAGCAGTATTTGCGATCACAGGCGTTTCCATACGAGCAGTTGACTGCGCGACTATCTCCACTTGGATATGGATCACAGGTTGCGGGAGCCGCTCCAACGTATGAGCAACCATCGCAGTTCCAGTCATTGCTTGGAAACTTGGGCGCAATCGGTTCAACCGCTTACATGGTCGGGAAGGGCTTCGGCGCACTTCCTGACACATTAAATCCGTTTTCAGGTTAAGGAGCTGAAATGTTAAGACCGATTCAGATTACTCCGATTACCGACCAAACGCCGATTCGTCAGACTTTGATCCCGAACACCATGACGGACGCAGACTATCTCGCCAACCAGTTTGCGAGCGGGAATTACGCGCAACCAACCGCAATGGCGGTGGCTCGCCCAATGCCTCAACCTGTTTCACCGGTCGCGGATTTGGCGCAAACAGCGCAAACAGGTCTGCAAGGCGCAGAGCGCATCTCAAAGCAAATTGCAAAATCGCCACGCGTTCAAGGATTGCTTGGCGGCGGTGAATCGACAGGCGGATTGCTTGGAGATATTCAAGGTCAGTCAGCACTTCAAGGGTTGTTCGCAACCATGCAAGCGATCGGACGCCCAGTGCGTCGTGGCGAAGATCGTTACCTGGGGGCAGTTCAATACGGTCAGCAGGTCATGGACGCGGCGCAGAAGCGTGGGATGCAGGATCTTTCGACGCAGATGCAACTTGACAAGTATCAGCGCGAAGTCGCGCGTAAGGAAAAAGAGATGGAGATGCTTCAAGGTATCGGGCAAACCGCTGTCTCTGAAGAAATGATGAGTCAGGTTGATTACCTGCCAGAAGCGAATCAGCAATTATTTGCAACATCCCTACGATATGAGGCGCTCGCACAGCAGTATGCTTCACAAGGATTGTCGGAAAAGGCGTCAGAATTTGCATCATTAGCAAAATCAAGTCGGGACGCCGCGTTTGCAGGGCAGATTGATCCAGAAAAGCGGACAACGATTGAGCTATCCGAAGGCGAAAAGTTCTTTAAGAATGAATACGAAGATAGGTACGCTTCCGTGAACTCATACAATGAGATGGTCAAGCAGGCTGAAACTGGTGGCGGAATCTCAGATTATGCGCTGTTGATTAAGTACATCAAAGTGCTTGATCCAACTTCCGTGGTTCGTGAAGGCGAAGTCACGATGACAGATCAGTTCAAGGGCTACGAGTCTCGATTCAATGAACTTCTTAAGCGCGCGCAAGGGCTAGGATTTGACGATCAGTTCCGTAGATCTTTGCTCGATTCTGCGCGTCGTAATGCTCAGTTGGCGGCTGATGAGTACGAGGCGGCGGTTGAGCGCAAGTCCTCTCAGCTACTCATGTCTGGACTCAGACCGGCTCGTGTTATCACAGTCCCGAGCCTTACGCTCCTCGGGCAAGAAACAGACGCGGCAACGCAAGCGGCTGATGCGGCGAGTGTTGATGAAATTATTCAGCAATACACTTCAGGAAATTAAGGCGACCAGATGAGCAAGCAACAGACAGAGGAATTGGCAGGGCGCGTTGATCGGATGCTTGGCGACGCGCTTCGCGCTGCCAAGGGTGGGGATAAAGAGGGACTGGCTAAGGCGCTCAAAGAGGCGAGATCACTGGGCATCATTCAGAGTGGGGCAAACGGCGATGCTAAATTTAAAGAGATGCTCGCTGAATACGATGCAAACAAATCAGACTTTGGTTGGTTTCGTTCTTTCGCTCAAGGCTTGTCGCTTGGCTTCGCTGATGAAGCAGAGGCATATATACGCTCATTAGCCGGAGAAGATTACGACAAAGCTTTACGCAGTATTCGTGCAGGCAAGGCGGCGTATGAAGGCGAGTACCCCTTGCGCGCAACTGCGGCTGAAATAGCAGGAGGCATTGGAACGCTTGCTCTGCCAATGGGGCTACCGGCGAAGATTGTTAGCGGCACGACGAAAGCCGCGTTCCCCGCTTTACGCGGTGCAGAAACCGTTGCTCGCACTCCAACAACTCTTGGTACGGCTGTCCGTTCAGGAGCGACCGGATTAACTGAAGGCGCTGTATACGGATATGGCACTGGCGAAGGCGGAGTTGCAAATAGAGCGCAAGGCGCGATTGAAAGCGGAACAATTTCTGCGTTAGGTGGCGCATCAGTTCCGCTACTGACCGGAGTCGGTCAAACCGCAATTCGTCAATTCGGCAAGTCGCCAGAAGAACTTGTGTCTCAACGTATTGCGTCAGCGATTGGCTCACAGCGTATCCCAGAAGTATCGCAACGCGTTTCTCAACGAGCGGCTGTTGGTGATGTTCGCCCAGAAACACTTGCCGACATATCCGGTGAAGCGGCACAACGAACTGTTCGTGGAGCGCGTGTCGCTGTGCCTGACTTTGGGCAAGAAGTAAGTGAGGCGCTCACTGAGCGCACAGCGGGGGCGCGTGGGCGTGTTCTTGGCGATGTCGGTGAGGCGACTCAGTCGTCTTTAGGTATTCAATTCGATGAGACGCTTGACCCAGAAGCGATTGCGTCCGCTCAGTCTAGAGCGGCTGATGAAATGTACGGCGCATTGCGTCGTGAGTATTCTTCGGTTCGTGCCGACGATTTTCTTGGCTTTTTACGCTCACCTGCCGTTCGCGACAATTACAAAGAAACGGCGGATGAGCTATTGAATCGGCAAGCGATGGGCGTGTTAGACGCAGATGACGTTGCGAACATGCCGAAGTCGTATGATGAGATGATTGACTTTCTGGAGAGTAACAAAAACGCAACAGCACCTTTTGCGTTTTTTGAAACGCTTGTCCGCAAAATTGGGGATGATATTAACTCGGCAAAACGAGCCGGTAAGTCTTCGCGCGCCGCGTCTTTAACCGAGTTCAAGAATCGCTTAGTTGCAAAAATGGATGAAAAATTTGTCGGAAACCCAGAGGCAGGCATCCCAAGTTACGCGCAGGCGCGTTCTGTTTTTGCCGACTCATCGGTTGTTCTTGACGCATTTGAGCAGGGCGCTAAGTTCACGAAAATGACACCGGCTCAGATTACAAAGTTTCTTGAGAGTGCTTCTGAGTCACAGCGACAAGCCTTTGGTCAGGCGGCAATCCAATCACTTGGAGAAAGATATGGGCGTGAGACAGGAAACATCGCGCGCAACATTTCAACTGATGCCAATATGAAAGCACGTCTTGCCGCATTAACCGGTGGTGAGGATAGCCAGTCATATCGCACGTTAATGGATGCATTAAGCCGTGAGGCGGAGATGGGTGTTGCGTCTCAACGCATGATCGGCGGATCGACAACTGCCGAAAAACTTGCGGATGAGTCCATGCTTGGCGAGGTTGAAGGGATTCGTAGACGTGCTGAAAATGTTGGATATGTAGGAGCGATTGGTGAGCGTATCGCGGATGAATTACTGCGACCAATCACGGCGACAGATATTGGTGTCCGCACAGGTCGCGCACTGATGACGACTGATCCGATTCAGCAACAAAGGCTTATGTCAGGTGTTCGTGAAGTTGCACCTGCGCAGGCGCGTCGTGAATTTGTAACCAGAGCATCAGGTACTGCGGGACGGGGCTTGGGTCTAGGCACGTCGATGGCTCAAGATAAACCAGTCACGATTTATACTGACGAACAGATGCGCGCTATGGGAATGGGTGGATTACTGCAATGAGATTTACTTTAGACGGTTTTCAAGAAGAAAGTGTTCGTTGGTGCTTCATGGGTTGGGAAGCCGACGGACCTGAAGGATCTGGCATGGGGCCGTCCGATACTATGGGTACTGATGGAACGAATAGTAGCGATAGAGACAGCGACGACCGCGACGACAGGGGCGGTGATAGTGACCCATCAGGAATGGCGTCTTTTGCGGCTGAAGCAAGTCGGGCGACGGGCGGACGAGTAGATACTGCGGCAGCGGAAGCGGCTGTTAGCGCAATGGATCGCTCATTCGGCGGAGGAGATGGGGGCGGTTCGCAAAATGTTCGCATGGTAAACAACGTGCCAGTTGTAAGACGTTCTCCCGTCTCCATCAACGTGCCAAATTATCAGCCGACCAACTATGGTCAGGCAGATTTAGATAAGGCGATGGAAGATTATGGCTCTGCCAGGGATGCGGCTTACGCAGACCGTCAATTTGGAATCGACTTAGGGCCGCTTGCAGGCCCGTTCGGAATCTACGAAGGTATTGTTAACGCGTTGTTCGACCCAACCGCGACACTTGCCGAAGCGTATGCGCGTCAAGGCGTCAGCGTCATGGATGGTGTTGATCTTTCAGACTATGCTAGAACGGTTGGCGGGTATAGCGTATCGAACATTCCGAATTACAGCCCAACCGGTCTTGAGGTTGCAACGGCAGGTGGACTGCTTTCTGATGGTGGGCGCGTTGCGGCTTACGATCCCAATGCCAACATCGTATACGACACGAGTCCGTTCTCAGGGCTGAACCCATTCGGTGAGGGTGTGCCGCCAAACATTCAAGAACTGTACGACCGGCAGCGCGCAATCGATGATGCAGAGCGCGAGCGCGGCGGCGATGGTGACGGTGACGGCGGAGCGCCGTTAATTATTCCAGAGCAAACGCCTGAAGATGAGCGAGCGCAAAGCGCGTTTCCAGAATTTACACCACGCGAGTACAAGTATCAGCCGTTCACGGGGAAGTTCTACACGATCCCATCGCGATTCACGCGACCAGTGAGCTTATTAGGCTAACAATTCCCTCATCGTACAAACCCCCTGTACGACTTCGCCCACTTCGGTGGGCATTTTTTTCATTAAAAGTGTTGCAAACGGTACAAAGGGCGATTACTATCAAGACTCAATCATTGACTAATGGAGTCTGAATTATGTCTAAGCTGTATGTTGAAACTTGTGGTCGTTGCTTTGGTGCAGGCACTATTGACTACGGTAATGTCACTTTTGTTGGTCGCGATGGTACTCATGCCCGTCATTGTTTTAAGTGTCGCGGCACTGGCACGATCACTTTCAAGTCTTCACCTGAAGCGCGTGAAAAAGCTCGCAACAAGCGTCTTGAAAAAAAGCAGGCTGAGTATGCCGCAAAGCAAGCGGAGTACGAAGCGCGTTGCGAGGAAGAACGTCAGCATAACGGCGGCAAGACCAATGCCGAAATCAAAAACGAGCGCATTGCTAAATTTCGTGCTGACTTTCAGGAAAAAGCAAAAGATGTCATTGCAGAATTGCGCTCTTTCCCAATCAACTTCAATTTTGTTCACAGTATCGCTGATGACCTAGAAAACTCTTGCCGCGTACCTTCTGGTCGCGGTCTTTCAATCACGATTGAGATTCTTGCAAAACAGCATGGTCGTCGTGGATCAAAGAAGTTTTGGGCGGCTCACGATCAGTACAGTGACCTTTTTGAAGATGTGCTGACCCCTGCCGCTGAAGCATATAGAAATTCTTTCTACGACAAGGAGGCGGCGTAATGGATCTACACATCGGAGCTAAAGTCTCACTCGCCGGTGGCATCATCACCGGCATCGTCAAAGCGTACAACAAGAAGTCGGTGACGCTTCACACGCCCGAGGGTAAAACTGTACGCGTATCGCGTAGGTTGATCGAAACAATCTTGGAGTCGTTCGCATGAATATCGTAGAAGCGTTTGCATTTTTGGCATTGTTCATCGGGTGTTACGGCACGATGGTCGTCATCGGGTGGGCGATTGACAAGGTATTGCGTTACACTTGCAACATAGGGATCTTCCCAAAGGATTATTTTAAGTGATTGAGCAAGAGCCGTTTGAAGTAGCTTCTAAGCTACAAGAAGAAATTAAGGACGCAGGCTTGGCGCGCCGTGAGGTGTTAGCCGAAGCCGGGGTGAGTCGCGCAACCTTTTGGCGTTGGATGCAGAACGCGTCTGAACCCAGGAAGGCAAGCATCACGGCGATTAAGCAAGCTATTGAGAAGCTACGGCCCAATGCAGATCGGGATTGACGTGGGCGCGAACGGCGCGATCGCTGTGTTTGAGAACGGCAAGCTGATTGCGGTTCACGACATGCCGACCAAAACGATCGAGATCAACAAGCGCAAAAAGAAGCGCGTGGACGCGGAGGCGCTCAATGACTTATTTGATTTCTCTGTGGAGTTGGCGACCATTGAGCGCGTTACGGCGATGCCTAATCAGGGTGTCTCGTCCATGTTCGCCTTCGGGCAGGCCGCCGGTATCGTTGAGGGCTTGATCGCATCGGTCACGAACAATGTGGTGTACGTCAGACCGCAATCGTGGAAGCAGTATTTCAATCTGACGCAAGACAAGGACGCGTCGAGACAGATGGCGATGCAGCTTTGGCCTGAACGCGAAGCGTGGTTCAAGCGCAAGAAGGATGACGGGCGAGCGGAAGCGGCGCTCATTGGATTATGGGGGATCGAGAATGCGAACTAAGCAGTTCACCGATTCCAGATTGGCAACGCAATACGCACACGCTTGCCAAGAAGGGGGGTGGGATGTCTCGCTCATCGTTAAACGCAATAACTTTTTAGTCACTGAGAGGAAACACGAACATGAGTTTTGGGCAAACGACGAATACATCGAAAGGTTCAACGCATCCAGTCGAGCGCGAGGGGTCGGTACTCAACCCGTCATTGTCTGATTACGTCGAATCACCGGCGCATTACACCGGTGGCGAGATCGAGTGCATCCAGGCTATCGAAGCGATGCTTGAGTCATGCGATGACGGATACGAAGGCTACCTTCGTGGGCAGATCATTAAGTACACATGGCGCTTCAGACAGAAGAAGACGTTGCATGGGATGTCCGTTGCAGAAGGTCAGCAGGATCTTGAGAAAGCGCAGTGGTATCAACACCGATTGATGGACTACAACATCAAGCGCGAAGCGAAGGCGGTCATGCGCGAAGCTGAGAAGCTCGCAGCAGAGATGGCGAAATCGCTTGAAGCGGACGACGAGTGATGCCACTGCGTCCGCCCAATCCGTTCGCCGATTTGGAAGATACGGATTATTGGGAAGACGTGGGCATCGATATGAGGTTAAGATTGGCGCTCGGAAAAACGAAGTCCAAATGGAACTTGCCGGTCGAAAGAAAAATCAGGAAGGTACGGTATATGAACCCTTTTCAACATCATGGCATCAGCCATTTAAGCCCTAGTTCCGTGAATATGTTTGCGGAAAGCGGGAGCGCATGGATCGTCCGGTATTTACTCGGGCATCGCTTTCCGAGTGGCGCTGCCATGTGGCGCGGGATCGCGGTCGAAGAAGGACTCAGCCAGTGGGTATTTGGCAAAGCGACAGCTAGAGAAGCGTCGCACCTTGCGATTGATAAGTTTGACGAGCTGAAGGGTTCGCTGAACATCGACGAAAAGGTTGAGTCGGAGCGCAGACGGTTAGACAGATACGTCGTGAACGCGATGGACGCGATGCTTGAACTGCAAAACGAGTTTGGTATTGGCGAACCGCAGATGCCGCCACTCGGTCAGACGTTCAATGGTCAGTGGGAAGTCTCGTTGCCTTGCAGATTTGACACGGAAGATGCAAACGGCAAGGTAGACGTGATCGGTTATCTCGACTTTCTCTACGCGAACGATGCGAATAAACACACGATTGTAGACTTGAAGACGACAGCGCGCATCCCGTCGGAGATGCCAGACAGTCATAGACAGCAAGCCGCTTTCTACAAGCGCGCACACGGTAGCAATCCAGACGTATTTTTCGTGTACGCGTCACCCAAAGAGGAAGGCAAGCCGAATCCATTCAACATCATCAAGCTCGACGACGAGTCGTATCACCGATCGTTGAACCAGATGAAAGACAGCATCAAGCGGATGGCGAACTTCTTACGCCTATCCGATGACCCGTTCGTTTTAGCGGGAGCGATCCCGCATAACGAAGGCTCGTTCTACTGGACGGGCGAACCGAAGACTCTGGACGATATCGTCTCAGAGAAAAAACTGGCGATCGAAAACACTGAGGAGAAATAGATATGCCATTAACTATTGTAGGGGGCGGCGATATTCGTCCGTATGTACGTTGGAAGGTCAGCAATGACGAATGGTCTTATTCAAACCCAGACGGAATGGTTGACTTTGAAATGAAGGGCCAATCAATCGTTGTGGACATGCAAAGCCTCACGTTTGGATGGCTGAAGATTGACCAAGGACGCGAGTGGCAGGAGTGGCCTTCACTCTGGGAAGCGCTGCCCGATCCGAATCCGCCCACAGCGGTTATCAAAGATTGGCGTCATGGCTTCGCAACCGACATCTTCAATCCGAAGTTGTTCGGCGATGAGCCGGTGCGCGAGTTCAGCACCAACTCGGTCGGCGCGTTGCAGTTTATGCAGAACCTGTTCAACGCATGTGAGCGTGACCACAAGGACGCGTTCTTGGCAGGCAAGGTTCCGAAGGTAAAGATCACGGAGCTGAAGCCAGTGAAGCGTGGACGCGGCACATCGCGTGACATCATCTTTGAGATCGTGGAGATGGTAGACAGACCGGACGGATTCCAACGTCCAACTGTTGCGCTTGAAGATCCACGACGGAAAGCGTCCGAACATGTAGTGCAATCTGCACCACAAGTACAACCACAAGCGCCTGAAGCACCACAAGCTCCCGCGCAGGACGATGAGGAATGGTGATGGTAAAGCGCGTAACGACCATTGATGGTCATCAGTTTTTGGTCAACCCTGATGCCGTGGAGCGTATTGTCGCGAGCATGAAAGGACGATCAATCATTTACTTCATCGGCAAGACGGACGGCGTTGCCGTCAGTCTTGGACTCGATGATCTTGAAGAACTCCTTCAAGAGAAACCAACTTCCAGAGCGAGGAAGACAAGCTAACGCGAGTTAGCACATTTGCAAACTTTGCCCCCTTCGGGGGGCGTTTTTTCGCTCGGGGGAAATATGGACAAACCACAATCATTATTGGATTACGCGAGGTATTACAGCGCGCAAGGTTTCAGCGTCATACCCGTGTACACCGTGGACGAGCTTGGCGTTTGCTCGTGCAGAAAAAGAGAACAATGCCATAGCGCCGGTAAGCATCCCGCATTGAACTGGCAGAAGTTCACGCAAAAGCGCGCGGACGACGACACGTTGCGCGTGTGGTTCGATGGGATGGATCACTCGCACAACATCGGACTTGTGACAGGTTCGATCAGTGGCAACGTCTTCGTGATCGACGTGGACGTGGGCGAAGGCAAGGACGGTATGGAGGCGCTTGAGAACGTGCAACTCACGCACGACGACTTGCCGATCACTGCAACAGCCAAAACGGGGTCAGGTGGTAAGCACATATTCCTGCGCGCGCCTGGAGGCGTGTCCATCGGGACGGATAAGAATGTACTCGGACAAGGTGTTGACGTGCGAGGCGAGGGCGGCTTTGTCGTGGCAGCGCCAAGCAAGCACATCAGTGGACGACGTTACGAGTTCGACTTTGACGCGATCGCTGACGCGCCGAACTGGTTGGTGGCGATGGTCGAGAGCAACGGGAACGCGCGGGAAGGTCAAGGCGCGTACCAAGGCGAAGTTACTTACGGAGCCTTGGGTCGCGTCGAGGACGGACGCGAAGGCGTGATGATGAAGACCATCATGAACACGATCTTCACGTTTTATGAGCAGACGCTTGCACTGCCATCGATGGACGAACTCGTCGAGTATGGGTGGCCCCGGGACGAGCAAGCCGTGACGACGCGTAATGGCAGGACACTCGAAGAAGACGGTCGAGGCATCACAGCGTTTACCGAGAAAGCGTCTTATCAGTTGCATCGAGCGCAACGTGGTCAGCTCCACACGCTGAATGCGATTAAGTCCAAAATGGAATCAATGGGGATCAAGCCAAATGAACAGACAGGGGAAACGCAAAGCGCACCTCATCACGCCGAGCGGCATCTATCGACCGAGGAGGTTTTCAGAAGGCAACTTCTGGACGCCATTGCAGCAGAGAATCAAAAACCGACGCGCCTCGATGTCCATGACTGGCACGTCAGACAGTTTGCGGGGGAACCGCCGGAGATGGAGTATCTTGTCGAAGGTATCTTCCCCGCGTCGAGTCCGGCTTTACTTGCCGCGTCCGGCGGTACGGGAAAATCATTCGCGCTCCTCGATCTGGGCCTCAAGGTGGCTCTGGCATCCGATGACCCTTTTCAACCGGATCGCTACGCGTTCGGTGGCAAAGTCTCACAAGGTGGATCCGTCGTCATGCTCACCGCCGAAGATTCAGCGGACTCGGTTCATCGGCGGTTATTTCAGATCAGCACTGCGGAAGATATCAAGGAAGCGTCGAAGCGTCTCATGGTTGTACCGATCCCAGACGCGACTGGCGCGATCGCACTGGTGAACGAGGGCATGGGTGTCGTGTCGCTGACGGAACACTTCCATAACCTGATCGATCAGCTCGTCCAGATCGACGACCTAAAGCTCGTCATCATTGATCCCTTGCAAGCGTTCTGTTGGGCTGACGTGAACGCGGATCCCAAGGCGGCGCAAGTCTGGTGGACAGCGATGGCAACGATCTGCGCGAGGACGGATGCCGCAGTCATTGTGTCGCATCACATGCGGAAGGATGGTCTCAACAGCATCACGAAGGCCGAGGACGCGCGTGAAGCAATCCGTGGTAGTACAGCACTGGTTGATGGCGCGCGTCTCGTGTACGCGATGTGGGGCATCTCTGGTGACGCTGAGATCGCTCCATGCAAGGCGCTGAACTTACCGCTCAACAAACAGTCCATCGTGTGCGGCTGTGTCGTCAAAGCGAATGACGTTGCAGACCGAGACGTACGTTATTACGGACGGGGTAAGACCGGGTTGCTTGAGGATCGTACTGGCGAGATCGAGGCAGCCAATAAAGCCGCGAGCCAGATCAACGACGATCAGGTGAAACGTATCTTCGATGAAATTGAAACGCGTTGGAACAGGGAGAACCCATTCAGCAACGCGGCCCAGACCGCAGACAGATACATCGTGAGATGGGTGACGGATCACATCGGGCTGAGTCGTAATTACGCGAAGCGCATCATCAACGAATGGATTGACGAGGGCTACATCGCGAACGAACAGTTAAGCGGGAAGACGAAGAAGAACGGCTTGTGCGTTGTGCAAAGGCCGGTGACAGACCAGACAGATAAGAAGGGGTTCTTGGATGACTAAAGATCAGATCGACATGATCGTGGAGATGTATCGAGACGAAAGACAGTACAGCGCGATCTCGAAGGAGACAGGCTTATCGGTCTGCCAGGTGAAGCGTTGGGTGCGCTACAACCGAGATGCTTACGGGCTGACGCGGAGACGTGGACTCGCGGACAAGGTGGGAGCGACAAGCGTGAGCGCGGAGATGGACTCGAAGTGGAACAGTGCATTGTCATCGCATTACCTGAGCAAGCGATGGGGTGATGTAAATCGGGAATGCGATCCCTGATTAACAGGAAAAGCGGGTTTATAAAGGTTTAAATTTACGGCGTATGACTACGCATATTCGATTTTATATAAACCGATTTGAGGGGTGAAAAAAGGCTGTTGGCGGAAGTCGGCGGAGGTTGGCGGAAGTTCGGAGAAGGGGTGGCGGAAGTCATTAAAATCCCCTAAGGGAAATACTCTACTTCCGCCATGGTTTTGCGGAGGTCAGCGGAGGTTGGCGGAGGTTGATGTTCTCACTCGTAGCCTATACGGAAGTCGTCCTCTGACGAGACGACATTCCGTGTCGGCGTCCTACGTTTGTGACACGCGATAAGAAGGATCAGGATTATGGATTACAAAAGCGATATAGCGAGAAGCGCGAGGCGCGCATGGGATACGCGGAAGATGGAAGCGATACGACGTTGGGGCAGTCTTGAGAGACTCGCTGCCAGTGTCAGCGTGGAGACGAACCAAAAGTTCTGTCGAGCGGCGGAGAAATGGAACGCGGCCTTACAGAGTGGCGATGAGATGGAGATCGCGAGACGGGCAGGCGTGATGGAGCGAGGCGTGGACGCGCTTGAGAAGGAAGCCGTCGAAGCGGGTAAGTGTCCGAACGACTTAACGTGGTTCGACCTAGACATTGAGATCGATGGAGCGAAGTGCGTGGCTGTGTTGAATCCGTCTGACGCGGAGTACGTTGCCGATACGCTGTCTACGTCATTCGGGAAGAAGGTCGTCGTGTACACGGCTGCCGACATCGTCCTGATGGCGAACGAAGAAAAGTCGATGCTATCCCATTTGAAACACGCCGCATCCGCGTATACTACTAACGTGAAGACGGGACGACGTGAGGATGCACCGTGGTAAACAAAGTAATTGGGATCAATGGGAAGCCTTTTGATGCGAGCGAATTTGATGATGAGAATCGAAAAGCTGTCGAGCGAATTATCTTTAACTTGGCTGATGATATCGATACGGGCGGTCTTATTCCGCGTGGAATCGCGTTTATGGTTATGCAAGACGATGGGACGCCTTCTTTCTACTTCGGCGGGAAAGAGACTGACACGTTTGCTTTGTATGGCGCGATGGAAGCGATGAAGACGACGTTCTGGGAGACTGTGATTATCGACGGTAGGTATTCAGAGGATGGCTAGTAGAAGAAAGAAGGGAAGCCAGGGTGAGCCGTTACCAAAGAACTTGGAAAGGCGAGAGCGTTGGGTCGCCAAGTCGGAAGACGCGATGGCGTTGCAACAGGAGTTGGTTGATTGTGTCTCTCAAGGAGAATCACTTCATGCTTGGTGTAAGCGTAATGATTTCCCTTACACAACCGTAAAGGAATGGATCAGGCGCGATCCAGTTCGCAGTGAGAAGTATGAGGCGGCGCGGATATCGCGAGCTGAGTGGCACGTCTCGGACATTGAGGACATGTTGACTGAAGTGCGTGATGGCAAGCTTGATCCTGCGGCTGCGCGTGTCATCGCTGAGAACAAGCGTTGGATCGCTTCGCGCATGGATCCTCACTTGTGGGGCGATCGTGTACAAATCAATGCCGAGGTGAACGTCGGTCAGCGTTACCTTGAGGCGATCAAAGGTCTGACAGTGGAAGGTGAGTATCGTGTCATTGAATCCCGTGAAAGCTAGAAAACACGCATTGACGCGAATACGCGCGCACGAGATGCGAGTCCACTTTTGTGACCGGCAGCGAAAAAACGATTTAACATAATGACAGTTATGCGACTCGACAACGCTTTAACG